TTTACGGTCGCGAATACTTCTCCGTCTACGGAGGGTTCGGAACAGGAGGTGCATGGCAAAGGCCTGACGCCATCACGCCACTTGATTGGGTAAAAGGCGTTGCAACATATACGCCGGACAACAACCTGTGTTTTCCAATGTGGAATGCAACCACCGGCTCGGGCTTTGGGCAAAACATCCAAGGCGTCGCCTGCAATTTGCCCGCTCGAAACGAAGACTGCTGTCTCACGTCTAATGTTCCACTAACGCCATACCACGCCGCAATCGACGTGCCCGCACAGTTTCAAATCAGATCAGTCATTGGTGATACGCCGAGTGAATTCACGGGCTCCTACTGTTACGGCGGCAACCTCAACAATGCGCAAGCAACAATCTGCGGGCCATGCAACGAAACGCAACGACAATGGGGCAGCCAGTGCATGGCTAAAGGTTGCCAAAACACAAACGGCATTGAGTTCTATGGTTGCATCCTCACAAGCCCAACCCTTTGCACATCGCAATGGTCTATACCATGCAGCAAAGGCAACATCGGTGGCCTCGCTGAACCTGCACTAGCTCAAGGACTTCGATATCAATGGCAGATCCGACGCTATTAAATCTCTACACCATCCACGGACATTGGAAGGCACGCGCTCACGCTGATGGAACGCTCGAGGTTGTTCTGTTCCATCCGTTCACAGAGCAAGAAGCCGTGCGCGAAATCAGTCGGCAAATGGAAGTGCACGCCGCCACAAATGACGCTGCCGCCGCCATCATCGCCAATCCAATCCCAAAGCCGCCGGCGCCAGAAGTCACCGCATCAGAACCGTCGTTGATTGGAAAAGCAGTTCTGTGGGCAATGGCAGAGGTCAGCCAGATGGTGAATGGCAAACTCGACGACGCGCAATATCAAGGTCGCATTGATGCATGCCAGTCATGCGACGCGCTCGATGCGCGTGAAGCTCCACTCGTTGGCTACTGCAAGGCTTGCGGGTGCGGACAGAATTCGCGCTCCGAGTTGACCGTCAAGGGTCGCATGCCTGGAGCAACCTGTCCGAAGAACAAGTGGGCGCCGCTCACCATCGCAACGGAGGCAAGCCAATGATCTCCGCTCAAGTTGTCGCGCAAGGATTCGTATGGGAGTTGCGATTGAATCCGCAAACCAAGACCGCCGAAGTGGTAAGCGTTACCGCTCAACGCCCGCCGCAGATCATCGCGCCGCTCGCCAGTCTCGAGCCGCAATGGTTTGGGCAACCTCCTGATCTGCGCGTGTCTTGATACGCTCTCGCCCGTAAACCATCCAAGCCCCCGGAAGCGCGCCGCGTCGACCTAACCGTCCGCGGCGCGTTCCATTTGCCGCCTCCTCCATCCCAACCCAAGTCGCCGCCGTAGCCGCCCCCTACGCCGTCCGCCCTGTCACGCCTCCCCAAGGGCACCCCGCCGCCTCGGACGCCCCTACGCCTGTCCTACGCCCGCCGTTTGCCCCCTCCTATATACGCCCGCCCAACCTCGCCGCCCCTTGTGACCGATAGCAAGAAAGTGACAAATTTCGCGAAATGTCGCCACCAACCCCTTTACATCTATTTCATTGACGGTATATTTAACTCATCAGCAACACCGCTGATTCAAGACTCTTTCAAGGAAACGCCATGACCATCTACACCGCTGAACTCGACTCCTCAAACTTCTCTTTCCGCGCGACTGACCTGTCCGCTCGCGGAGCCAAGAACGCTCTCGTCATCGGATTGACCAAGCACGGCAAGAAGCACAACCTCGCCGCCAAGTGGTGGAAGGACATTGCTTGCGACATCGTCATTGTCGAGACCACCGTCGGCGGTTGCCTGTGTGACCGCGAAACCGTCTAAGCCCCTCCCCTCCAACACCAACTACAAGGAACCAAATGCCAACTACTACTACCGTCAACGACCTCACCTTCGGCGTCGAAATCGAAACCGGAATTCCCCACGGCGCGGGCATCAACATTGGTGGCTACCACAGTGGCCGCACGCTCGCCGACTTCCCAACTCGCGGAGCCAACGGAACATGGAAGGCATCGTCCGATGCATCCATCACCGTCGCGAATCACACTGGTTGCGAATTTGTCTCGCCGATCCTCAAGGGCACCGATGGCCTCGAGAATCTCCAACTCGCATGCGAGCGCATCAAAGCACTCGGAGCAAAGGTCAACACCTCCACGGGCGTCCATGTCCACGTTTGCTTTCCTTCCAATGACCTTGCCGCACTTCGCCGCCTCATCCACCTCGTCGCCCATTGGGAAGCCGCCCTGTACGCAACCACGGGAACCAAGTCCCGCGAGGGTGCTCGTTGGTGCCGCTCCATCAAGACCGACACCGCCAAGAATTGCCGCTACACCAACCGCAACGAATTGAATAGCACGTTCACCGACCGTTACCGCATCCTAAACGTTACGCCCCTCCTCAATGGAACGCAGCCGACCGTTGAATTCCGTTGCTTCAGTGGCTCCACCAACCCTAAGAAGATCATCGCTTGGACCATGCTTTGCCTGTCCATCGTCGAAGCCGCTCTCAACGGAAGCCGCGCCAAGCAATGGGACATGCCCGAAACCTCCGTCGCTCGCGAACATGGCGAAGGCCGTGGCGAGAAACTTGTGAAGGCCATGATTAATGACCTGTGGGTTTGGAATGGCAAGAGCCGCACCGCTGCGCAGTTTGGTCACGCAACCTACACCCACGCGTTCGCCCGTACTCAACTCGTCAAACTCGCTCGGAAGTACGACGAGATGGACGAAGCCGAAGTCTAAACCGTTCACTCATCACCACTACAAAAGGACACTCACCATGTGCGGACTCTTTGCCATCTACTCATCCAGTTCTACCGTCACTCTTTGCCCTCGCGCCACCTGTCGCCTAGCCGCCGCCCAAGTTGTGCGAGGCGATCACGCGTGGGGCATCGCGTGGATCGACCGCAACTCAACCATCCGATCCTTCCGCGCTGTCGGTCCTATCACCGACCACCTCGAAGCCATCGCGTACATCGCTCAAACCTCGACCGCCATGATTGGCCACACTCGATGGGCAACCCACGGAGCCGCGTCCGATCTCGCGTGCGCTCATCCGTTCACGTGCAACGGAGGCTATCTCGCTCACAACGGAATCATCCCGCGCCATGAGCGAATCGCCGCCGATCACGGACTACTCACCACCAGTGAATGCGACTCCGAAGTCCTCGCCCGCCTCGTCGAGAATGGCGCCGCTCTCAAGTGGCACAACAGTCTTGCCAACACGGGCAAGGCGTTCGCGTCCGCCATCAACTACACCGAAGCCAACTCGCCGCTCGCTACCGTCGCCCTGTTCCGTGACCGCATCGTCTACGCCCGAAGGGGCAACCCGTTGCACCGTGCAACCATGAAGCACGAAGGCGCACTCCTTACGCTCATCGGAAGCAATGCCGCCGCCGCGCCCGCTGTCGCCGACAACACCGTCACCGTCATCAACCTGTTCCACCCCAAGCAAGGAGCGCACGTACTCAAGCTCGAAGCACCTACATCACTCCGCACCAACGTCGTTGGATCTTCTCTCTTTCGCTAAACCATCAACCCAAGGACACTATGAAACTCACCATTAGTATCGCCGCCGCCATCCTCGCAGACCCAAGAAACAAGGAGACCATCATCGCCGCCGCTCGCGCCGCCTACAAGGGCGACGCCGACCTGTCCGTCATCGAGCAAAACATCCGCCACGTGAGCGCTGATGATGAACACATTTGGCACGCCCAGCTTGACGAACTTCGCGCCGCAGAGGAAGCGTGGTTTGAGGCGCACAAGCACCTTGATTTGCCCGAAGACATCCAACTAACGTTCGGCTCTTGGTCGCGCATCGAGCAAGCCATTGAAGCAATCGCCAACAACAACGCATGGAGGACCACGCATGGCAAGTAAAGAAATCAAAGAACTCCTCGCCATGATCCAAGAGATGGGCGGCGGTCACGTATTCGAAATCGAATCCGAAGAAATCCTGTCCGCACTACTGCAAGAGAACAACGACCAACTCGCCAAGGCACTCACGCAGAGACTGCCCTCGGGCTCAATCCGCATCGAGAGGACAACCACCGCCGACAGCACCATCGCCGCCGTTCACTTGCAAGGTGTGCCGATGCCGTTCATCAGTGATGAAGAAGGGCTCGGAGTATTCCTGATTGGATTTGCCGCGGGCTTGACGTTCATGGAGCGCATCCAAACCGGCGCCACCAGTGACTAAATCAGTTGGGTCATTGATACAGCGAGCCGTCGGTTGCATTTCGCCGACGGCTCGCATACTCTTTCGGAATCAACCATGCCCAGAATCGCATATCTAACCACGTCGGAAATCAGTGAAACAATCGGAGTGTCCTGTCAGCGAGTGAATCAAATCGCACTCGCTCGAGACATCAAGCCCGCCAAGAAGGTTGGCATAGGCAAATTGTGGAACCGCGCCGACCTTCCAAAGTTCAAGCGCCGCCCACCTGGACGACCTCCACAAATAATGTGACGAAATGGATTGACGCCGTTACATATCTCTTGTGATCTCGTTATGCTTCGCGCCGTGCGAAAGACGGAAACAACATCAGCCCTCTCAAGGGAACGCCCCGCGTATAGGTCCGCACACCTTACGCGGGGCGTTTCCATTTACACGGAAGCAGAAGAATGACCATCACAGACAAGCAACTCGCCGCAAGAGACCAAGGCATCGGCTCATCGGAGGTAGCCGCCATCCTTGGACGCGATCAGTACCGCACGTCATGGGACGTATGGGCCGTCAAGACCGGACGCGCTGAACCGCAAGCAGAAAACAGCGCCATGCGAATCGGTACGCGCCTCGAGCGCGCGCTCCTCGACATGGCACAAGATGAACTCGGGCTGAAGATCGTCGCACCTACTTCGACGTTCGTCCGTGGAATCCTCCGCGCCAACGTCGACGGAATGCTTGAGCGCTTCCAGCGTGGAGCAACCATCGTTGAAGCCAAGACAACCAGCGCGTCCGAAGGATGGGGCACGCCTGGGACGGCTGATGTTCCGGAACGGGTGTTCCTTCAAGCCCAACACCAAATGCTTTGCGCCGACAGCCCGCGCGTCTATGTCGCTCGACTGCTCGCCTCGTTCGGTTTCCAGTTCGCTCTGTATCAGATCGACCGCAACGAGGACGTCTGTGCGGAGATCGATGCTCGCTGTCGCGAGTGGTGGGACGCGCACGTCATCGGGGACACCGCTCCAGCTGCAACCGCCAGCATGGAAACGCTCGCCCGCATCAGGCGCGAAGCCAAGAAGGTAGACATCGACTCCACCCTCATCAACCGAGAACGCATCGCCCGCACCGTGCTCGAGCGCGCCGAAGCCGAATACGACGCCGCCAAGATTGCCGTCCTCACCGCCATGGGCGACGGAGACATGGCGACCGATGGAACTTGGACGGTGCGCTACACCCAAGCAACGCGAACGTCCGCGGACATGGCTGAAATTCTGAAGCGTTGGCCTGAAGCCAAGGACCTAAACAAGACAAGCACGTTCCGCAGGTTCGACGTGCGCAAGATCGGAGCAACCAAGTGAATACGCCAAATCTATCCGCTGCCCTCGTCGCCGCTCAACGCCTCATCAAGTCCGTAGGCAAGGACGCCTACAACGCGCACCACAAATATAAGTACGCAAGCGCCGAAGCGATGCTCACCTCTGCCCGTGAGGCGCTCAACGGTGCGGGGCTTGCATGCTCTCGTACGGGTTGGGTCATCATTGATGGAGATATGCCAATGCTCGTATCGTCGTTCCGCCTCGACCACGTAAGCGGCGAGACGCGTGACTTTGTGAACATCCCTTGGCCAATCCTCGAAGGGAACGGGCGCCCGTTCGACAAGGCGCTCGCGGGTGCGCTCACAACCCAGCAAGCGTATTTCATTCGTGACCTCCTCCAAATCCCGAAGGAGGATGAGAACGAGGTAGACAAGCGAAACGACAAGGAGACCGTCGAGAAGCCAACCATCGGCATCGCCGGAGCCGGCGCCATCCGACGTAAGTTGAAGGCGAAATCATTAACCCTCGCCGCCATGGTTGCCGATATGAAGAAGAAGAACCTCGAGGCTCCAGCCGATCTCGCTGATTGGCCAAAGGAATGGATGCGAGGCGCCGAAGCATGGATTGAGAGACAACCCTCCAAGGAGTCCGAAGCGAACCCTACGACGGATGCGTGACGGATTCCAAAGCGAGGAGGGTAGGTAGTGATACCCTCCTCGCCTCTCACAACTTAATGCCCGACACTGCGCACGGATGAAGACCTCAGGGTCGCGCAGTTGGAAAGGTGTCGCCATCGAAGGACACCAGAGGAAGTAGTCGCGGTGGTAATCGTTACCACTGGCGGCGATTGGCGGGAGCCTGACTCTATCCCGCTACGAGAGCAACGTTGCTCTCGCGCTCGACCGTACGAGAAGCGAGCCGAAACCTCCGGCTGACATGGTGAAACGTACGGGCGCGACTGCTGACCTCGATGAGAGCGGCACGTGAACCATCCTCCGCAGCAATGCGGGGGGTCACTCTTGCACCCCTCTCCGAGAGGGCACGAAAGGAATTGAGATGCCACGCCAGCCACGAAATCCCAGACACCTGCAGATTGAACTGATCCGAATCGACGGAGGCACCCAAGCACGGGAGCAAATGAATGACGAAGCCATCGTGGAATACGCCGACCTCATGGCAAACAACATAAGTTTCCCGCCGCTCAACGTCATTGACGACGGGCAGACGTTGTGGTTGTCCGATGGATTCCATCGCCTCGAAGCCGCCAAGCGCAACGGCGCGACTCAAATCCTCGCCAACGTTCAACGCGGGACGATGGTCGACGCCATTCTCGCAGCAGCCGCCAGCAATGCGGGGCACGGAGTGCGCCGCACCAACAGCGACAAGAAGCGGGCCGTCGCAATGGTCCTGTCCTTGCCGGGCTACGCCGACAAGAGCGACCGCGAAATCGCTCGCCTCTGTGCCGTGACGCATCCGTTTGTGGCCGCCTGTCGCCGTCAAGAGGAGCATGAAGAGCAGGAAGACACTGAGAGCACAAGCGAAGAGGAGAGCGCGTCTGCGTCAATCCAAGACACCATG